GAGTTAACTGTATTTGATTGCGACCTTGAATGTTTACAAAACTTACTTGATATATATTTCCTCGCACTAAAGGATCGGCATTTGCATTTGTAAACAATATGCGTTGCCCATCGGCTAATGAAATACCATCAATCGTATATCCTAACGACCCTTCAATTACATTAAAGACATCAGTTGTGTATGTATCAACTAAATCCACATCTGCTATTGATATCGTTCCTGTATTAAATAATTTTAAACCAGCTTCAAATTCAATAATAGGTCTGTTAGCTCTTGCTGTTTGATCTAATGAAGGAACATCTTTATTATAATTTGCACTAGCTATAATAACATCTTTATGGAACCAACGATTGATCCTAGACCAAGGATTATGATCAGTACTTGCACGATTAATTACTATATAATCTTTAACATTTGCATAGCCTGTTGAATCATCAAAGGGCAACGAAGCAAATGGTGAAGAATCAAATTCGACTGATAAATTGGAAGTATAAGGACTCAATATCTCTAGTAATTTTTCAGAAACTAATTTAATTGCAACGCCAACTCCTTCAACATAATAGCTACCAACAGCATATTGCGATGGAGCTACATTTCCACCAAAATTTACTTTCATCCCGTTACTTAATGCAGTTCCGTCTGAAAGGGTGTATGTTTGTTTTCCAATAATTTCTTTATCTACGTCAAGAAATGTATTATCTACAATGTCAAAAATTTCAATAGCGCCGCCTAAATTAATATCAGTTTCGCTTTGATAAAATATTAAACTAGGAGCATTAAGCGGTACTGTAAATGTTATTGTTCCTAACTCTACGCTATGATCACTAACTCCTTCTTTATATAGATACCCTTGTTCTATACTACGTTCAGTCATAAAACTAAAAGGATTACCCGGGCTTACAATATTAAAATTGTAGGTTTGACCTCTATATAATTTTAATACAGGATTTAAAGTTAGTCCGTCAGGTGTAAACAAATATTCATTTGTATTACCTTCAGCCTGTATTGCAACATTGTAAGTACTATTCGTACCTAGTTGCTGACCGTAAATTGTAATAGTGTCAGGGCCGTATGGTAACCAATAGTAATCTTGAAAGTTTACAAATTTGTCCCAATCGATATGAGGATCCCAACTATAGAATTCTTGATTGTTTAATCTGTTATGATTTTTTGTGTTGGCTCCAAACACTCCTAACTGATTGATATAGTCAATATAATCTTTAAAGAATGTAACATTGCCTAACGCATCTGTTACTGTAAATCCTGGCTCTAATTGATAATTCTGTCTAGTATTATCTGCCGCAGTAACATAAACATCTTTACCAGTTGCGGCTTTTGCATTTTTACGACCAATAAATCCACTAGTTTTTGTTATTGTACCAGGTTGATATAACTGATCAATCGTCGATTGCAAAAACTTTTTATTTGCAATAGTCTGATAAAAATCAGGAAGAAAATTAACACCTAGACCAGTGTTGCCGGTTGGAATATTACTATTGGCCATTAACTATTTGCCCCATAATTTGCACTTGTTATTTGTTGAAGATTTGCTGTTGAAGATAATGCAGTACCTGTAACTGTCTTAAGGTTACTTGGAGTTAGTCCAGATACTACTTGGATATTGCTAAATGTAGCACAGCTTAAGAAAATACTATCACTTGCACATGTTATTTCAAATAAACTTCCAAAATACTGACCAGATTGTGTTGGAACTATAACGAAACTAATAATATCTGGTGCTAATTGTTGCATTACATAAGTTGATAATTCAGTAAAATAGAATGTATCTCCAAAATTCCAATTTTCTAAAGCAAAGAATTGATTGATAGCTGTTAGAATACGTGCAGTAACATTGGCATTAGATACTGCCGAACTAGGATTAATAATAACTTCAAACACAGCTTGAAGACCTGGATCAGCTGCCGCTCCGAACAGTAATGTATAATTTACTGGATGATAGATTATTTCGTCTGAGATTGATTTAATTATGTTAAGATTTGGTGCTAATAAATTATTCAACTCATCCTGACTTGGGGGCAATGGTTCAGTGCCTGTCGTTCCGCCATCCACCCATTGTCTAAATGCAGTATCGTAACTCTTAGTTAAGATATAAACATCTATAATATTACTTGCGCCTGGGTCAATTCTTGAATTATAATCTGCACTATGAGTATATTGAAATTTTAATCCGTCGCGGCCGACATAAACTTTATAGTCTAATGTTGGATTTAATATTCCGCTTGCCACGGTATACTGAACTACTATTTGTGTATCTATAAAATAAAAATACTGTCCGTCAGTCCATTGTGATAACGGATAAGCCAAACTTTGTGAAGCTAAAATTGTAACTGGTCCAGCTCCGCCAATCGCAGGATCATTATAGACATATTTGTAATCTTCTTGTCCTTGAGAAATAGAATACTTTTTCTGTACAATATAAGATGTTGGTAATGAAGGGTCAACAATATCTATGAATCCCTGAGGGTTGTCAACACTACCATTGTTTAATGGATCTGCAAAAGTAATTATAACTTTTTTAGGATCAATGTATCCGTCTTGTCCAAAATATTCATTTACAACTTGCCATGAGTAATCAGTTGTGAATGCAGATGTCGATAATGGCTGTGTATTAATGCTTAGTACTTTAATGATATCTGAAATTGTTGAACTTGATACTATATCGTAAATTTTTACACTATCGTCAAAGTAAAATGAAACTTCTGCATCACTTTCAAAAACATATCTTAAAGATCGCTGTGTAATTGTATAAGTTTGATTATCTGTTGTAAACAATAAAAACCAGCTAGCATCTAATTGTGTACTAGAAACATCTCCTTGATTTGTTAGACTAAAAGAACCTGTAGTATTAAGATTATTTTCAAATATAATTTGCCATGTCTGGGTTGGGCTGTCATATCTCAAACCAAAAGATTGATTATTAAAAATTAAATCAATTATTTGTGTTTGTACGCTCGAGGTTAATGCTGTTGAAAATGCTGGAATAATTTGTGTTAGTAACGGAGTGGCTGTTATTGCTCCTAAACTATTAAACAAAGTACTTACAGGTTTACTTAATGTAATTGGACCTTGACCATTAGACAGCGTAGCGGTTGTTCCGTCACCTGACACAGATTCAACTGTCGCCCACAAATAAGTAATACCCCCTGATGGCAAAACTCCCGAAGCAGGTATAGCAGTTAGTATATTTTTTTGCAAGGTATTAAAATAATATCCGGTCGGTGCTGTAAACTTAATCAAAGCCCCTACTCCAAGATACAGTAACGCATTTGATGTATTATTGTATCCAACTGCTAACGGCGTTTGGTCAATTGCACCAACATATCCAGTAGAACTGTTGTTATCAATAGTTTTAGAATACCAATTAGCACTAACACTCTTTGAAATAAAGTTAATAAAATTGCTATAAAAGAAATTTCTAATGTTAGGATCTTCTAATATTGGAAGAATTTTATTATCAATAACTCCTTGAATATCTGTTTGTGTTACATAGGTAAATGTTGTTCCAGTATTGAATAATTGTTGATATAGTATACCATCATCAGCAAATAAATTTGTTGATGAATATTTTCCGGTTGGGTCTGTCAGGTCAAAATATCGACTAATTCCGCTTGATGTTCTATTAATAGCTTTAACTTTTGCCACTTGTAAACTTGCACTCAACGGACTAATATTATAATCTTCTCCTGTGATCATACGATTTTGTGTGTAGTATGTTTGAGGAGCATTTTGTTTTATGCTTGCATTGGATTCAGTTGTGGTTGCATTAATTACTGACGTTTTTAAAGATAATGTCAATGTTATAACTTCTGGTGCATTATTAGCAGAGATATAAGGAACAGAAATTGAAACGTTATTAATATCCGTCGAGTTAATAACGTAAGACAATCCGTTACTAATTCTGTAGTATACTCTAAAAGTACCAAGAGGCATCTGACCAAATATACCGTCTGCAAAATTTAATATAATAGAATCGTTAGTTTGTGTTGTAACACTATAAATTGTTGTCACATTTTGATTCAAACTGTTGTATATAATATTATTACCGGTAAGTGCTGGAATCTTTGTCCACAAAACACTTTCATTTCCGTTAGAATCTAATTGCCATAACCAAACATCTGTATTGTTTATATTAGGTGTGTCAATGTTAATTTGCATGTTAGTACTTGGAGTAGTAACTGTAAATGTTGCATTGTTCAATGTACCTTGCGTGAATCGAAAGAAAAAACCTGTGCCTGGACTACCGGCGCCGTACCCGTCATCAGTGTAAACACATGCTACTTGATTTCCAATTTTTGGAGTTTCTTCGTATATGTACGTCTGTGCATTAAAAGTTGTACTAGTAATATCAAAGTCCATCGATCTGCCAGCTACCGAAGAACTAAAAGAATACACAGGAAGATTTGCGGCTACAGCATTAAATCGATATTGTGCTGTTGGGATATTGTAAATTGTTGCACTATCGGATGGATTTCCAAATTGTTGATTTTGTGGAAGTGCCGCGTTGATAATTCTAATAAATTGATCATACCAATTAGTATTACTAGGATCGTTCCATGCAATAACTTGTCCTGACAAATCTCTTGAATTAGAATCTAAAACATTTTCAGTTGTAGAAACCGTGGCAACTTTTAACAATCCGCTAGCACTAACACATCTACTAGGAACATAACTAACAAGTTGTGCCAGGTTGATAAGACTACTACGACGTTCTGCCGTTTCAATAAAATTTTCACGAGCGTTTAGATCTACACGAAATGCAATACTTTGTCCTACAAAAGCAATCAGGTCAATAAGAGCTAGATACTCACTAGATTCAATATAATCATTAAAATCTTCAGGAAAATTTGTACGGATATAATCAATCATTGTACGGCGTAGATTATCAAAATCGTAGCTTTGGAAATTTGCATTGCTAAAAGTTTGATATATCTTTTGCCAATCTTCTGCTAGTAGTAGATTATTTTGTCTAGTAGTTGAACTCATGATTTATCCTAATATTAATATTTATCGAACAAAATTATATGCGTATTTTATTAGATATTTGATACTAGACCGTTGTTTTGATCGAATTTTAATTGCAGATTTTCACTAAGATTGTACGCTGAATATGTCAATCTAAACTCAATTTGTAGTCCTGTATCATACTGAGATATGATTACATTGGTTGCCTGAACCCTAGGATCTGCATTTACGATTGCATTGACATTCTGCAATAATAGTTCCTTTATGTTTTCTGTCAAAGGTTCAAACAACAAGTCCCATATTATACAACCGTAAGCTGGATTCATGAGTCTTTCGCCCTGACGTACATAAAAACTGTTTAGCAAGTCTTGTTTGATTAGTTCAAAATCATACAATGCAAAATTTTTACTATTTGTATTAACTGTGCTGAATCCTCTGTACAAACGAGAAGTTGGCTTGTTATTAATGTTCGATTTTGTTGTAAGATTTGTTTTTGTGTATAAACTGTTTGCCATGTTAGGTCTCCGTTACTTTGCAGATTGGTTTGAACTTGGTGGAATAAAGTTAAACGTGTCTGTTGCTGTAGTATACTTTAAATAAAAATCTGGTGCTGTAGTTTTTCCATTACTAAATGTTATTGGCGAAGTCGATGTTATATCTGTCTGCGAAGCTGCCATCGATTTTGGATCTAAATTTTCGTGCTGAGGCCAAGGTTCATGATTAGGAATACGCTTCATAATACTCACTATTTGACTACCGTTAGTGTCGTAAATATTATTAAATGTTGGCAAAGGTTTAGGAGCAGTTGTTAATGCCTTTGATGCAACTCCTGCACCGTTTATACCAAGGACACTTGATGCAGTTATTATTAAATTGTTACTGCTGTTTAAATTTGTATTAACGCTAGTTAAATTTACTGATGTACTTGCACTAACATTAAAATCTTTAACTACATTAATATAATCGCCTGTTACTTTTACTTTATAATTTCCGTTAACAATAAAATTAAAGTTGCCGCCTGATTCTAATTGTGTTTGTGTCGTAGATTTCATATTAATACTACGTCCAGCTTCCATATTAATATCTCGGTCAGCATAAAAATTCATATCTGCTTTTGTATGGATGCTGACACTGTCCGAAGCAAATATATCAATTTTTCCCATGCTAGACATTTCTATCCAACTAGTACCTGAGGCATTTCCAATGTAAATTAAATCTTCACTGTTATGCAATAATATCTGATGTCCGGTACGTGTACGAATTCTAACCATCTCGTTGTGAGGTAGAGTAGGATCTCCAGATTTATCGCCTGCTTGAAAACTTGCATAATCAGGAGGACCTTCGCTAGCGTTCTTTTTTCTTCTAAATCCAGAATCGCCATCATCCATTACAAATGTTGTTCCGCCAAGTCTGCTGATTGGCTGGACTATTGGATTATTATTAAGGGAATCCAAGCCAACTTTGCCTGTTGGAGCACCTGGTGTTTTATCTACTGGGCCAGGAGTACTAATTCCAAATACAGTACTAGGTGCTTCTCTCCTTGCACCGCTAGTTGTAATTCCTCTGATATCGTCAAGATTTAATCCTTGATTTGTTAGTATTTGTGAAAAATATTTGTGAGTAGGTTTAGGAATTTGTGTTGCTGGTTTAGATGCATTAGCAGTATCCGTATTTGCAATTACTTTATTATATTCCGATGTAGGAGCCCTTAATGGTTGTCCGCTTGGAGTAGTTCCTTGCTCAACAGTAAATTCTGTTGAAGGCATTCCGGGAACCATAAAGTTACTTTCGGTATCAGGAACACATCCTATCCAAAATCCACGAGATGGATCGCCATTGATAAAAATTACAACTACTTGTGTCCCCACATCCGGTGGTACAAACCACATACCGTAACTTTTTTGTGTTCCGTCATAGTCATTATTATTACCAACAAAGTCAGCATTAGTTTGCCCTGCAAAAGGAAACATAGCTTTTACTTGGAATGATTGATTGTCAAATCTAGAGTCGCCTGCTTCTCTTAAGATTCGTACTTTAAGACCTCCCATGAATTTGCTGTCAAGATGACCTTCTACTATGGCTAGTCTAGGGACTTCGGGTGCTTTTTGTCCGCCTGAACCTTTAGCTGTATCTATTCTGGATATGGTACCTGTCATTATTAAACCTGCGGTATATCGCCACGATTATATGCGGCTGTGTATTCGGGAGTGCCGGGTGCCGGTTGAGCGGCAGCTGGAGATTGTTTGTCTGTACCAATAGCTTGTCCAGGTTTCAAGCCAGAACTTGAAGTTACTGAATTTGGCGGTGGCTGATTTGGTAATCTAATACCGTTGAGTACTTGTGTAAATTTGCCGTCTTTAAATGTACTCTTAACTGTAGTTAATTTATACAGTCCTTGCCATTGATATGCTGTCTTATTTGATGAGAAGTCATACAGTCCAGTTGACTGATTTATATCGTTAGGTGATTTAAAATTAACAATAAAAGAAACTTCTCCTCCTTGATAATTCATATCTCCGTCTGATGTTATATTAACCTGGCTACTGACGTTTGCTGTATAGTTGCCCATTCCAGAATTAGAAATATAGTAAGGGTCTCCCATAATTGTTATGTTAGCATTAGACATGTCGTAAGGAGTATTAATTACATCATGGTACCAAGCCGCGGCTTGTGCTGTTTGAGCGGCTCCGTATGTACCTCCTATCCTACCTAAAGATGTTTCAGTTCCTGTATAACGCAAAGTCTGAGCGGCATTTACATTGCCCTTGTTAACTTTTGCACCATTGTCGTTGACTTGAACTTCATCTTTTTTAGCATCCTTATTTGCTTCACTAGCAAAATCGTTTCTATTTTGTAAAAGTTCACTTTGTGTATTTTTAAACAAATCAGGAGCCATTCTCATAATGAATGCATTTTTAATTTCAATATTAAAATTTAAAATTTCCGTGTTTAATCCTGTGTAGATATAGTTGTAAACTTTTGCTACTTTTTTTCTAAGACTATCTAGACCAGGAGGAACTACGTTAGTTGCTAGACTCCATGCAACGTGCGATTTGTATTCGCAAACTCTGTATACAACAATCTTAGGTAGTCTTCCTTTTGATTTTATATTGTCATCAGAATTTATATGATAAACTTGTGTATCAACTCGCCACCATGTTCTAAATCC